CTACGGAAAATTTAGAGATTAATATAGGAGCGAATACGCAAGACTTACAAACCGGTTTAAATCAAGCCTCTCAATCAGTTACTAATTTTGGCAATTCGGTAAAAGCAAACACAAAACCAACCGCAGAAGCTACAAATGCTTTATCAAACTTATCAAGGGTTGCACAAGATGCTCCTTATGGGTTTATGGGTATTGCGAATAACTTGAACCCATTATTAGAAAGTTTTCAACGATTAAGCAAAGAAACAGGAAGTGCAGGTGGAGCATTGAAAGCAATGGTAGCAGGTTTATCAGGACCAGCAGGTATTGGTTTGGCTTTAGGTGCTGTATCTTCTTTAGTTGTTGCATTTGGTGGCGATATAGTAAAATATATAAACGGTACTGATAACGCAACAAAAGCTCAAGATGAATTTAATAAAAGTTTAGAACAGGCTAAAGAAAAAGCAGCTGAACAAGCAACAAGTTTAAATTTATTAATAGCAGTAGCGCAAAGTGCAAATGCAAGTGATGAACAAAGAGCAAGAGCGTTAAATGCAGTAAAAGAAGCAATAGGCAAGGTTAATCAAGACTATGCTTCACAAATTAGAACTGTTGCGGATGCTACAGAAGCTGTAAATTTATATACTCAAGCATTAATACAACAAGCAATAGTACAACGTTATCAGGATAAAATTGCTGATAAAACTATTGAACTAACAAATTTAACTAAAGAGGTTTCAAAAGCAACTATTGAATATTCTGAAGCACAAAAAAGAGCTGCTTCAATGACCAATGGTTATGTTGACGCTTCAGTAGTACAAGCCGGAGTTATTGGTTCTGCAAAAGGTAAATTAGAAGATGCAACAATAGCTTACAATAATACTAGTAAAGCTATTAAAGAATTAAATAATGATTTAAAAGTAACAACTGAAGAGGCTGTAAAAATGCCATTTTTTACTGATTTATTATTAGGTAAAACAGCAGTTTCTACTCCAGCTATTAAACCAACAACGGCAAGACCTGGAACACCTGCAACACAAACAAAAGAGCAAGTTGATACTTCTTTATTAGATACATTAAAATTAAAGCAAAAACTATATGAAGAAGATGTTTATGCTTATAAAGAATATGCAGATAAGATTACAAATGAAGAGTTAAGAGTAGCATTAGAAAGAGCAAGAATAAATAAAGCAAGTGCAACCGAATTAGAAAGTATTAAAGAACAATCTGGAATAAAATTAGAATTAAATACAATTCAATTATATAAGTCTTTAGATAAAATATTTTCAGCTGCGGATAAAGAATGGCTAAGAAAACAAAAAGAAGCTAATAAAACAGCAGAAGATGAAGAGGATAAGGCAACAAAAATAAGATTAAAACAAGAGGCAGACAAACAAAAACAATTAGAAGCTTTACAAAAACAGCAAGAGAAATTTGCTAATTTTATTGCTAGCAATTTGACTGGTGCTTTAACGAGTATGTATGACGCTATTCAAAAAGGGGAAAGTCCTTTACAAGCATTAGGAGATTATTTTGGGAAATTAGTTGAACAAATCGCAGCGGCTGCTATTCAAGCTGCAATATTCCAAGCAATCTTAATGGCTGTTGGTGGTGGTGGCGGTGCAAGTTTTGGCGAAGGATTTACTAAGATATTTAAAGGCTTACTAGGAATGGCTGAGGGTGGAATAGTTACTCGTCCAACTATTGCTATGGTTGGAGAGGGTGGACAAAGCGAGGCTGTTATGCCATTGAATAAATTAGGTAATATGATGAATAGCACATTTGCAGCCGGAGCAATGAGTGGAACAGGAAGTGGTGGGAACGGTCAATTTGTATTAAGAGGACAAGATTTACTATTATCAATAAATAGGAGTCAAAAGGCATCAAATATTAAAGGACAAACAATCAGTTTAGCGTAATGGCATACGGTTTAAGATATACAATTAGTCAAATATTAAGAAATGGTAACACTCAAACTATTGAACTATTTGAAAGAGATTATACTGCTGGTGTTGTTAAAACATACAAACCAACTTCAATAATTCTACAACCAAATTCAAGTGAGGAATATCCTTACCCTACTATTTTATCTAGTGAATTAAGATTTGGCATTATTTTAGAAACGGAAGATGATTATACGCAATTCCCAAACGTTTTAACTCAAGACAATAGGAAGTATTTTGTAATATTAAAGGAAAGCTCGGCGGTAATGTGGAAAGGGTTTTTATTTAATGACTATTCACAAATAGGATTTTCAACTGGTATAAATGAAGCTGATTTCTTAGCTATTGACGGCTTATCTTACATAGAAACTATTGAATATGTTCCTGACGATAGTATAAATCAATTAACTAGACATATTGATATTATTAATACTGCATTGAGTTTATTGCAATATCCAAACAATATAAATTTAGTTGTTGCTTGTTCTTATTTTGCAAGTGGTATGGTAAATAGAACTAATAACGTACAAAACGAGCCATTTAGCCAAATTTATCAATATAGAAGGGATTATTTAGGACAATCATATTATACAATCTTAGAAAATATAATGAGGTCTTTTAACTGTCGTTTATTTCAAGCTAGTGGTGAATGGTGGGTATGCTCGATAAATGAAATGGCAGCTCCAGTAAATTATTATACAAAGTATTCTTTACCTACATTATCAATAGTTTCATCTGGTGTTTTAAATAATCAAATAAATATACAGGCTTACGCTTCTAATAATGTTCACTTTGTTAATAATAGTCAAATAAAATTATTTAAGAAAGGGTTTTATAATATACAAGGAAGAGGGAATTATAATTCAGCATTAAATTATGTTCATAACGCTAACCTTAAAGAAAACAATGCAACAAACGCAACGGGGTGGATTAGAAGCCAATCAGGAACTGCAACTGCAACATTAATAGTTAATGCAGAAGAGCAATTTGATGAATTTTTTATAACTAGAGGTGCTAGTGGAAGCGCAAGTGTTGAAACAGGAAATACTATTTTACCATTTAATTATTATTTGCCTTTAAGTGTTGATGACGGATATAAACTATCTTTTGACCATAAAACTTTTGTAGCAAGTAAGGTTCAAATACAATTTATGATCTCTATATCAGTTATTAAATATTTAGATACAAATGGTGATTGGCAATCAACTCCGCAATTTTTACCTTTAAGTGATACAAATGGCATTTATCAATCAAAGTCTTTTGACATTCCATTTTATAAAGATGTAACAGGATTTGTAACTGGGTATATAAAAATCGTATTTATTGCAGATGCAAGCGGTAACGCTTCAAATTTAAGAAACTTTATTTTAACTCAAGCGGATAGGGATGTAAAAACTATTGAAGCTAATTATAATATTGATAATTTAGAAAAATCAACTTTAAAGGTATTCGAACAACCTTATGGAAATAATTATCCTACATTAACACAATATAGCAATAATATAGGGGTGCTATGTAATTCAGTAGGTCAATTTTTATATAATTGGTATTCAAGTACTAACCCAGGAGCCGCTCAAAGTGGAGCTATTGATTTAATTGTCTTTATGACATACCAAAATATTAGAAATGTAAATAAAAATATTGCAACTGTTGAAGGTGATTTAGGAGCCTTTAAAAGCTCAACTGGGTATGTTTATCTTGATAAAGTATTTACAACAACCGATACAACAACGGGAAATTTATCATATACCGGCAAAAAGTTTATTATTAATAGATTAACTCAAAATGCCTATATTGACGAAACAAATTCTATACAATTAATAGAAGTTGATAATTCTAGCGAAATATATGGACCGTTTTTCTTTATTGTTCCTAATTATATATCCGATAAAGGTATTTTAGGACCGTTCTGGAATTTAAAACTTAATATTTTTTAACTTTGATATATGGCAGATAAAGTAAAAGGCAAAAATATAGTTCTTTATTATTACGAAGCTCCTTCGGTAGCCTATCCTCAAGGTCGTGATATTCCTTTCGCTTGTTCTACTAACTGTACGTTTAACGTGCAAGTAGATCAAAAAGAAGTTACAAGCCAAAGCTCGGCTTGGTTTAGACAATATAAAATAGACTTAGCAAGTTGGACAGTAAACTGTGACGGAATAGTAACATTAGATGGTTATGGCTATTTAAACTTTTTAACTATCCAACAAAATAGAACTCCAATAAGTATAAAGTTTGTAATTGATAACGGAGTGGACGGCTTAGTAGTAATTAGTGGAACTTGTAATTTAGCGAGCTTTCAACTGAACGGACCATTTAAAGATATAGCTACTTATGCGGTTGCTTTACAGGGGACGGGTGCTTATGGTACAACTGGAACATCGATTAACCCAAGCGGTACAGTTATTATAGCAGGTGGCGCAGTTTATACAAAAGGTTTCACGGCGGCCGGAGCGGAGACAACAATTACTTTTGCGGATATGATAGGCAAGACTTGTCTTTATGTTTCTCGTGGTGGGGTTGACGTTCAAGATATTATTAGTTCAGGCACTCCGGTAAATGAGCAAGTTAAGTGGGTTTCAGGAACGGGTATATTAACATTCAGTAGAGCGTTAGAAAGTGGCGAATATGTAAGGGCATTATTTCAATAGAAAAAATTAGATAAATGAGCAATCAATTAGTAATAACGAGTGGCGCAAAAGTTAGAAGTTTAAACGGTGTAATTACAGGGACAACTGGTGTTCTTAATTCTTTGCCTATTAACGCTTCAAATGGTATTCCACAATTAGACGTAAACGGTAAAATATTAGTTTCTCAATTACCTAACTCAGTAATGGAATATCAAGGTACTTGGAACGCAAATACGAATACTCCAACTTTAGCAAATGGAACGGGAAATCAAGGAGACGTTTATTTATGTAACGTTGCCGGAACAACTGACTTTGGAGCTGGTCCTATTGCTTTTGTAGTTTCCGACCAAGTTATTTACTCAGGTAGTATTTGGCAAAAGGCATCCGGATCTAACGGGACTGTTACTTCGGTGGCGGTTACTGAAAGCGGAGACGCTTTAACAATTACAGGCTCACCAATAACTACAAGTGGAACAATTAATATAGGTTTTGCCGGTATCTCTGCGCAATATGTAGCCGGAAACGGTGCTTTAGTTACTTTCCCAACGCTTATAAGTAGCATTGGGTTAAGTATGCCAAGCGCATTTAGTGTCGCTAATAGCCCTTTAACGGCCAATGGAACGATTGCAGTAACGGGAGCGGGTGTTGCTTCTCAATATATAAGAGGGGACGGGACTTTAGCAGATTTCCCTTCAAGTGGTGGCGGTGGCTCTTCGGTTTCGTATTACCTTAACGGTGGGACAAGTCAAGGCGTTATCGGTGGCGTTACTTATTATGAAATGAGTAAAACAGCTGATACAGGAACCGGAGTTGACTTTCCTAAAACTGGAGACGGCTTAATAGTTTCATTCTTAACGGATGCTAACGATCCGGCGCAATTAAATATTCCTAGCGGTAATTGGAATTATGAGATTTATGTTTCAATGAGTGCTAACGGTGGAACGCCTCAGCTTTATGCAGAGTTATATAAATATGACGGTACTACTTTTACTTTGATTTCAACAAGTTCGAACGAAATTATATACGACGGTACGACTTTAAATATGTACACTTTTGCGATGGCCGTTCCGACTACAACTTTGACGGTTACTGATAGATTGGCGGTTAAATTATATGCAACAAATAGTGGCGGAAAAACTACAACAGTACACACTCAAAACGGGCATTTATGCCAGATAATTACAACATTCTCAACGGGAATAACTGCGTTAAATGGTTTGACTGCTCAAGTGCAATATTTCCAAG